ATCTACTGCTGCCTTGGCACTTGCAACTAAAGCATTTTTCTTATCAATTTCTTTTTTTAATAGCTCACTATCAATGGCAGACTGCTTGCCTTTTTCTGCTGTAATTCTTTCAAGCTCACGCAACTCCTCTTCTAATTTTCTTTTGTATGGAGAGTTGAGGTTTGAAATATCTTTCAAGAAACCATTAAGCTGAGACTTGATTTTTTCTATCTTTTTCTCAGTAGTGTCTGGCCCCTCTGCCAAATCATTCATTACTCTGGTTAGACCCTGAATAGTTGTTTTGACCAGACCTGATTGAGTGATGAAATCACCAATCTTGGCAAGCACTCTATCATAGGCAGAGCCAAGCCTTTGCACGCTACCTGAATAAGTATCAAGTAACTTAGCGGCATCACCTTGAGCAAATGCACCCTCACGTATAAACCCAGCCACACGTGCTTGTATTTTTTCTTGGTCTGTTAATGAGCCAACGGTACGGCCTAGGCTTGCCGCATATTCTTTTTCCAGCACTGATAAGTTTTTGGTAACACCCACGGCATCTGCTCTGATTGAGTTACCGTTTTTAATACCCTCAGTGGTGGCAATAATTGCCTCACCAAGCGAATAAAAAGACTGTCTGTTAAAGGCAGCAGTATCCTTTAGAGAGTTTAATAGTTTTATTGTCTCTGGCAGTTGCGTGCCAGTTGATAAGACCTGCTTAAACGCAAGTGCTGCCTCAGTGGCACTAACTAAACCATCTTTGGTAAATTCTAGGATTGCCTTTTTTACATCATCAGTGTTTTGGCTAAAAGACCTTGCAACTGAGTCAACACCAATCAAAGCATTTTGCAATTTAACAGACTCATCAACTGCTGCACTTATCCCACGAATTACAGCAGCACCAATTATGCCACCGGCCAAGATGTTTTTCACTTGGCCGATGTTTGCACCTAAACTACTAAAAGATTTTCCGAGTGTTGCAATGCCAGTATCAGACCCATTAACCTTAACTGCCTTGGCAACTGCTTGCTGAGTTTTGTTGGCGTTGTCTTGAACTAGCTTAAGGCCTTTATTAACATTGTCTAGACCGCTAATGCTGCCTTTACCGTCAATGACTACCTTAATTGTTGTGCTGCTCATTGCTCACCTTTTTGTTTCATCTTATCAATCTCAAGCTCTTTAAACTTATTTCCGATAATGTTAAAACAACTAACCTCAAAATCAGTAAGATTGTCTGGCGAAAAATGAAAACCCATCTTTGCCAGATTTTTCTTATTAATGTAATCCTCAACCATAAAAACTAAATCACTGAAACCCTCAGTGGTGATGCCCCAAAAAAGCTTTATGCAGTCTTGCTTGAGCCATCCGATTTCTCGTTTCCCAGAGTGATGCCAGCAATAAGCTCAGCAGCTAAATCCATGATGATTTTATTGCCCTCTTCATAGACAATAAGCTCATCAACACTAGATAAAACTCTATCCTCAGATAATAGTTTAACATCCATCTTAATCACTTGCTGGGTGGCCAGATTGTAATACTCCTCTGCTCTATCCAGATTTTCAGTTGCCACAAAGTTGGCACCATCAACACCATCAATAACTTTTGTCACACTCTTTTTAGAGTGAGCAATGCGCTCAGGATAATTCAGCATGGCAACCTCAATGGTGCCACTAAAATGCTGGTCATCAATTTTCTTAGTAATAATAATTTGTTTTTTGATAGTCATAATACCCCCTGTTTTTTTACGTTAGGTAGATTTTAGACTATGAGAAGTGGAAATAAAAAAAGGGCCACATAAAGTGGCCCGATTTTTAAGAATTTATTATTTGAGATTCAAGGTCTCATTAACTTTATTCTTAGATAAAATTCATGTAGAAATCACCAAGACCATCCTCAACATACCCAGTAAGGGTTGTGTTTAGAATTGCCAGACCGTCTTGATCTTGCACCTCATAGTTGGTGATTGATGATGCTGGTACAAATACGTTAACACATTTGCCCTTAACCCATTGACCGCCAGACTTAACACCACAATTTAGTGTAAAGACTGTTTTATCACCATTTCTGAAACGCTTAAATCTATCAACATCATTTTTCTGCAATAGAGCAGTAACCTCAATGGTCACCTCTCTACCAGTGAAAATTGATCCTGACTTGCCTGACTCCTCACATAGGTCTGGAATATCTGTTTTTTGGTTTGCCATCTTAACAGTAACCTTTTGAGCACCAAAGCAGGTTGTGTCATCAGCGTCACCCATAATAACCTCAATGGCCTTGGCCACGTTGGCATTAGTATCATCAAGGTCTGGTGTAAATGGTGATGCCCATGACAATGCAGTTGCAGATGTATAAGTAAGTGCACCTGTTTTGTCAGTATGAGTAAACCCTAATGTTGTATCCATTGAGTTGGCATTATTTGCACCAGTCAAAAAATCTAAACTAAACAATGTGGCCAATGGTGCAGCAAAGTTAAACTTACCAGTGCTATCAACATAGCTAACAGTAATAGGGTCACTTGGTGAGTTTGCATTAATTGCTGCTTGAATTGCCTCAGCAAGTTGATGTGGGTCTTTGTATTCTTTTTCAGCAACAACGGCAATGGCGGCACCATCATCATCAGTATAATCAATGTACTTATTGGTGGCAGTGATTTTGATTGGGTTAAAGAAGTAAGATACACCACCCATAGAGAAATTGGCATTGATATATTGGTTGGCAACTGCCTCTAATGACATCTCAGTTACACGCACACCTGAAATCATTTCAATTGCACCACCATTACCACGGTAAAGTGTTGCAGTAAGAGTTGGATGACCCTCGTCAAGCGTCTTATAAAGAATGGCACGGCCAATAAGAGTATTGATGGCAGGTGCACCTGATAGGTTTTGGGCAAGAGCAAGCACATCACCTGCAACTGATAGCACGTTTCTGATTTGATATGCACCAGCTACTTGTACCAGTGCTGCCTGACCACGCTCATAGTTTACGCCCTCACCAATATCAACATTAAGTGCACTGATAGTTGACCCAGCAATCAGGTCACGCTCAGCAGTGTCAACAACAACTGCACCAAGGCATGATTTAAGCAGCAAACCAAAATCTGGTTTCTGAGCAACAACACCAGATGCTTTAAGGTAGTGAGCAAAACTAAAAGTTGGATTTTCTGCACCTAGCTCATCTTTGGCCTTGCCAATAGATGCACGTAGCTCAGAGTTTTGGAGAGTTTCAAAAGATGGCGTAAGCTGGAAACCCTCTTGTAGGGCAGTAAAGTGAGTGGTTGCCGTTGGCCTTACTGGTGTGCCCTCTGTGATTTCCTCACAAAGTGCAAGTACTGACTTCTTATTACTAATCGGTTGAGGTGCCATAATTAATTTCTCCTATGTGTTACTCTCATAGTAACCAATTGTGTATGTTGATCTAACCATTAAAAAAAGCTTTTCATCTTCACCAAGTATTAACTCAACTGGGTCTGATTGCTCATAAATACATCTTGCCACGGTATCATTTAGTTGTGGGTCACCGGCCACTGCTTTTAGTATTGCATCTTTTGCACCCAATAGTTTTTTCTCAGCAGTTTTTCTTAAGTCAGTATCTCTGATGGTGCCAAAGTTTGCAGTTGTGATGGTCACATAGGCCAATTGATTGATATATGTGTTGCCACTCAACTCAGTGTTACCGTTTGTGTCACTGGCAAACTGAATGCAGAAACCATTTTTAAGAAACTTCTCATCATTGTTTTCTATTACAATATTGTCATGCAACTCTTTAAATACTACTGGTGATGCCAGTGCAGCACCGTAAATACCAAGCGTGGCAGAAACTAAGGCATTAAATTTATCATAAGCATCTTGTATAACCATTTATCTCACCATTTTTGTACTGGTAGCATTGCGCTCATTTCTATCAAGCTTACCATCACTATTATTATCAAAAGTAAGGGCCTTGCTTGATATTGCCTTTTCATATTTATTAGACATAATGGCACGCTTATCATTAAAGGATTTTCCAAGCTGATAATAAATGTGCATTAGAGTTTTGTATGCGCACGCAAGATAAACCTCATCAAGCTCAATTATCTGGCCAGCAGATTTAATAAACCCAATGCGCTTTAAATCTGAAACCATCTCCTCTGATGAGTGAATAATTTCATCAATCCAATCTTCTTTGGTGGTGGCCCCAGTGGCAAGACTTTCATAATAGCTAACACCCTCTTTATCAACGGTATTAACGTGCTTTGTATCAGTAAAGGCATAGCATATGCGCTTGATTGTGGTTTGAGGATTTGGAACATCAAAGCCACCATCTGATTTAAAGGAGAGTCTTAACCAGTAACAGTTATTTATATACAGACCTTTTAAATTGGCAGGGCATGATGAGCTATCATCATCGGTTTGTGAAATTTCACACCATGAGTGATTATTTCTCAGGCTAAATTGCAGCATCCCAGATTTTACCAAACCCTCACTACCATCCAAGACATCAACTGCTGCTTGCCATTCTCT